CCCTACGGAAAGTGCAACTGCGACGAGTTACCAGAGACACCACCGATTCAAATAAGTAATGCAGATATAACTGGTCACCACGCCCCCAAGGACTCTGCTACGCAGGGAGAGGTAACTGAGACGAGTGTAGCCAGGTATGAAGCATGGTGTAAAAAGATTGGGCGCACACTGAGTGAAGATTCTTGGATTTCCTTGCTCAGATATCAGAGTTGGCTCGAAAAAGAAGCAGGAGAGACAATCGGTAAAAGTAACGGATGCTACCACTGTGGCGGCAAGCCCTTCGTTTCAGTATCCACCAAGAAAGGGCGCAGGAAGATATGTAATAGTTGTGGGAGAGACTGGCAGAAGATAACCAAGTCCACTCCAGCCCTCCCCACAGAGAAACCGCCCAAAGAAGAGCAGAGGTGTGAAGAGTGCCTAGCTCATTATACGGGCAATCATGTGTGTGACCCAGTAATGAAGGGGTTGAAAAGCCTGTATGACAGGGGCTCTTCTAAGAGTTATAATTATAGCCATATCTCCCACTCTCATTGCTGGGACCAACAACCGTCAGCCTGCGGCATCAACTTAGAGAATCACGAACAATGTTGTTTGTGCGACCTGAAGTATGCATGGTCGGATAAGTACGCCAAGCCCCAGTCTAAAGACTGCTGTGCCCGCACCGAATCTAGGGTGAGAGGTGAGATGCGGGAGATGGTGAGGAAGATGGACGTTGGAGAGTTGCCAGATGAAAACAGCCCAGAGATATACGGTGACAAAAGAGTAAAAGCATATAAGTATGGCTACCGTTCCGCCCTCGAAGATGTATTTAGGAAGATTAAATAGAGTTGAATAACATACCTAGGAAACTAAGAGCAGGGATGGCTACAGACCCCTACTATAAGGTGTGCTCACGCAATCTAGCATTTAATGATCACGCATGTGCACCAGACCCGATGACAGGCAGGTTAATAGAGTGGGAGCACGCACTAATGTGGGCAGGTAGGCAGTTACAGGAGAGATTTGCTATCATACCAATCTGCTGGTGGGCGCATCGTGGCCCTGGACTAGACAAGAAGAAGAACCGATCAATAGCGATTGCACGCATGACAGAACAGGATTTAGATAGATACCCGAACAAAGAATGGCGTGTATTGTGGGAGCGTATATCGTCCACAGTGCATCTAGATTGACAACATGATATACTGAAAGTGCAATCGACGTTAACTAGCTCTTTAACTAAGGAGGTCGTCAGTGAAAACAAGAAAGTCGGTAACAGGTGATCTCCGGATAACGGAGGCACAAGATGAAGTTAGAAGTCTCAAAGCAAGGTACGCAGTCGCTTTGCGAAGCATTGCGTCTCTACGAGCAAGTCTTGCGTACAAGAAGGCGTTGGCTGGAACAGTGTCAACACACGGCATCGAAGCGAAAGTTTCGAGCGGCGTTACCGAGGCGACCCCAATCCTCGTAGCGTCTGACTGGCACGTTGAAGAAGAGGTCAAGCCAGAGATGGTCAGTGGCCTCAACGAGTACAACCTAACAATCGCACGTGAGCGTGGTGATAAGTTCTTCAAGAACGGTCTACGGCTGGTGGAAATCTGCCAGCAGGATACGACAATCAACACCGTTGTGTTGGCACTCTTGGGAGACTTCTTCTCCAACGACATCCACGACGAGTTGGCCGAGGTCAACCAACTTCTTCCCATGGACGCATGCCTCATGGCGCAGGAGATGATCGCCTCTGGTATCCAGTTCCTACTGGACAACTCGAAGTTCGACATCGTGATACCAACGGCATCGGGCAATCACGCCCGTACCACCCGTCAGGTTCACATCTCGACAGAAGCAGGTCATTCGTTGGAGTACATGATGTACCAGAATCTCGCAGGCTACTTCCGCAAGGAGCCGAGGGTGAGGTTCATTATCGAGCGTGGGTACCACACCTACGTTCAGGTCCACAACGTGACCGTTCGCTTCAGTCATGGTCACCAGCTCCGTTATCAAGGCGGTGTCGGCGGATTGTATATTCCGGCAGGGAAAGCACTCGCCCAGTGGAACAAGGCCAAGCGTGCCGACCTTGACATCTTCGGCCATTTTCATTCCAGAAAGGATGGAGGCATCTTCATCTCCAACGGAAGCATGATCGGGTACAACGCATACGCACTCTCGATCAAGGCAGATTATGAGCCGCCGCAACAGGTGTTCACTCTCATCGACAACAAGAGGGGGAGGACGATCAGTGCACCCATCCTCTTCTAAGGTCATGCGCATCAGTTTCGGCGCACCCAAGCTCTTTGGGATGTCGAAGAAACACCTGTACGCTGAATACTGTGGGTACTGCGATGATGTGAAAAAAGTCGTTTGGGTTTCTCTACTAAGGGGACACCCACTCGGCAACTACATCCACGAATGTCTCCACGTTCGCCACCCTAGCTGGTCTGAATCTCGTGTTCGTAAAGAAACGACCATCTGGTTGCGAAAGATGAACCAACGCCAACGTCTCTATCATTATCGAAAGATGTTTGCGACAAGAAGAAGGAGGTGATCCATATCTCGGTGACGGGAGCCATCGTTAGCCACAAGGCACGCTCCCATTCTTTTATCTCTATGATTAATGAACTATCACGATATGAAGACCTAAAAGAGTTGTTGTTTGGAGAAGCTCTTGGTGCTGGCATTCACAGAAAAGTTGGAGTCTATAAGCTAGACCCGACGCTAGTTATAAAGTGCGCCGTTGAAACTCCCAACATCAACGTATTAGAAGATGAGGTTTGGCAGACAGTGAAGCGGACTAGCATAGCAAAGTGGTTTGCGCCGTGCATAGATATTAGCCCGTGTGGTATGTTCCTTTTACAAAAGCGAGTTGAGGTGAAGCCGAAGTCTGAGTATCCAAAGTATGTCCCATCTTTTTTCGGCGACTTAAAGTACAAAAACTATGGTTGGCTAGACGGCAAGTTCGTATGCGTGGACTATGCAAGTCTACTCGCAACGAGTATGAGTCATAGGTGGAGCGCGAAGTTGGTGAAAGCGGGGTGGTGGGAGTAGCTTTTTTACAATCTCCTAGGTCAACTACGGTACTCGCGTGTAGTGCATCTTGAGTGCGCAGACGTAATGTCCGTGAGTATCGTACTTGGCTTGGGAGTATAGGTTAACAATTGTTAACTATTACATTGCAACTTCTGCTCTGGGGTGTTGCTTGGGGTTCGCTACCTCATCCAGTGCAGTGCTAGATGTTGTCTTTTACATCACAACATGGCCTGTCCCCAGAGCTGAGGTTACAAGTTGGTGTGTAGATGGGGGGAGAGGAAGTTGGTTCGATTCCAACGGCGTTATTCGTAGCGTTCTAGCTCACTGTGTAGAGCATCTCCCCACCTGCACATCAACCGTAGTTCTTTGATTTTTGGTGTGTAGAATGTAGGGGTGGCGGAATAGGTAGACGCTTAAAATAATTGTAGGAAGGTGTGTGGACAATAACTACAAACCCGTCAGTCCACTACTATGCAACGTGACTATACGAGTAACTGGGTACGCAAGTACGCTGGCTAATAAGGTTGATAGCCTCTCGTCAAATCGTTGCCCCCTACACTCTGCACATCAAAGAAAGGATAGTATGTTCAGTCTACTGTTAGCCGTAGTCATGTCGGTCAGCCCACGGATAGCAATATTCAATGGGCCGACCATAGTCACTGTCACCGTCGAGCTGGAGGATTACCAAGCAGACCAGTGGGTAATCCAATGGATGGACGGGTCAGTAAGCGCACAGGCAAGCGATGAGTTGGAGGACTTCTCAAGGACTCACACCTATCGCAAGCCAGGGGAGTACCCGATAACGGTGCTTCTCTATCGCAAGGGTCAAGTCGTCAAAGCTCTTTCCAAAATGGTTTCGCTGAAAGGAGCAGAGCCATGAAGCACGCAACAGTGAAGTTCGAGTGTCCCAACTGCCAGGGACAAATCAACGTGGTTGGCGCAATCGTCTATCCCACGTTCGTGAACCTGGCAGGTAAGTGCGAGAAGTGCGACACACATGCAATCCTGCCTGTGGCCGACCTTCTCTCCAAGATGTTCGAGGTCATGGAAGAGCAGGTGCCGTCATGAAAAAGGGTTGCAAGCGTGAATGCTGTATCCCCTGGTGCGACGGCAAGCAGTGCACCTGTCACAAGAAGGAGAAGAAATGACCATACTAGAAGTCCGGTGCATGATTGGCCTTCACGTCTGGGTCTACCTCGGCAGGGGCAAGAGGGTCTGCCACGGTTGTGGCCGACGTGAAGTGCTCTGCTATCAGATGAAGTACAGAAAGAAGGAGGACACATGAGCTTTCTCTGGAAGTACTGGCTCGTCAAGTGTCGCAACTGCGAGTGGGCAACCCAGTTTTTCCCCCCTGACCAACTCAGGAACAAGGAGCTGGAGAGCCTGCTCAAAGAAACACGATGTCCCAACTGCAAGGCTCCAACGAGGACTACCTGGCATGGATGAGGCATAGCCCACCCCCAGGCTTAAATGGGGGATTTCTTATGAACATAGAACAATACTTAGAACAAAAAATACAAGAAGGTAAGCTCGTCATCTGCGGCGTAGTGGACTTTGTAGCCCACGTTATGAGTATCTCGAAGTCCAAAGCACGAACCCTGGTAGTTCAGGGAGCAGTAGACCAGGAAGGGGCAAGGGCGAGTCTTGATACTGTGGTGACTAGTGGAGAGAATATACGTATTGGCAAGGGACACTTCTTCCGTGTCCCTGGAGAGAACCACTTTGTTGTCTAGCTATCTGTACCCTCGTATGAACGGGGAATTCATTTCTATCGTCCGCCTTGTGATTTTACACCTCACATAGTTCGCTTCGCTGACGGTCATCGTTGTGCCTTCGATTGCTTCTATAAGTGCCACATGCCCCACGGGTCCTTCTGTGGTTACTACTACGCCCCCTACATAGGGGTTTATTTCATACGCCTTCATCTTGTTAGGATAGCCCCAGACCTCAGAAATGCCCCCAAGACGCATCTTTACGTACTGTATGCATGAACACCCGATGTTGGGTAGTATCGTTCGTTCTAGGGCAGGTTCTTGCTTCTCTGGCGGCACTGACGTTATGGCTACGACTGCTTGCTGGTAGTATCCCTCGTTCATTGGAGTTCCCACTGGGGCCATGGCATTTGCTGGAACCATGTATCCAATTACCAGAAGGGCGATTGCCCAGCGTTGGATTTTCTTAATAATATCTTAATTATATCATATCCCTGCAGTCCCGTGGGTGTCTACTGTGGACGGCTTGAGAGTTCCTTCTGATATAACTTCATAAATGAGTCTTCTGCTCCTGGTGTACCACCACCATTATAAAGTTTATATAATCCCTTAGGATCAGTCACTCCATACGTATCTGATAACCACATGGCGTATTTTGCGATAGCGTCCATCGCACCCCTAGGAGTAGAGACATCGAATTCTATACCCTCCTGGCGTAATTGGTCTAGAGATCCGCCTCTGCCCTCTTTTACAAGACCACCGAGCCACCGCCAGTCACCGGTTTTAGTATCACGGTTCGCATCGTTCATATCGTCTGATGTCTTATCTCCACTCTCCTTACGGATAAGTGTAGCGATAAACCCTGGTGGGAGCGATGGGTACTCCTGTTCTATCTCGTATGCGATAGGTCGCATCTCACTGAATTTAGGTTTCACGTATTGTTCGCTACCTTGTACGAATTGTGCGTTAGGAGTAGCCTGTGGTGCAGGTGGTAGTAGAGACGATGCGATATTAGCTGATAGTTGACGATTCTCTGTCTTCTTCTGCCCTGTGGACTGCATGAGCATGTCACGCATCGAGTTGTTCTTGTTGAGATACCCTCTAAGAAGAGCGGCAGGGGATCTGTCCTCTTTCTTATCTCCTGTCTGTGATGCTGCGCCAATTCCTGCTACACTAGCGAATGCCTCTACTGGGGAGTTAGCTTGTTCTTTAGATACTGGTACTTCCCACCACTTCACACCCTGTGCGTCAGTGACGAGCTGTGCGCCATACTTGTTCTTGAGATACCTACCCACCTCTTTCTCGTAGAATTTATAGATAGGGTTGTTCTGGTCTACCCTGCCGGAGATGTCGAATTGCTCTTTAGACCCCCAGAAGTTTGGTGTCCCGTGTTTTTCGGCATACGAAATCAAGTCCTGACCTGTTAAATTAGTTACACCTTTTGATTCGGCGAATGAATTAAAATGCTCTTTCGGCATAGCCTTAAACTTGCCGTCGCCAAGGACATCGGTGATTATCCAGTTGTCGTTTAAGCCGGTAAATACTTCCTGCCCTACTTTCATATTGTCTGGTGAAAGCAGAGAACTATCTCGGACAATATGACTCGGAGTGTCTATTCTCCAAGTAGCCGTATCTCCTAGTCCTTCAATCTTCATAGCTGTCTCGCCTGTAGGGAATTGGAGTTTGGTCTTACCGTCTTGGGCAGCCTTCTTAACCTCTTCTCGTATCATACGGAAGTGAGCTGTAGGGTCGTTGTATTGAGCAAGTTTGGAGAGTTCAGTATTTCTTCCTGCTTCGATAGCATCTTTACCTTTTCGGACTTTCTCTTCTAGCTTATAGAAGTCCCTGTGCTCATTTTCAGGAAGGTTTCTCCTCCCCTCGTTCATATATTTCTTAAATCTTTCAAGTTCTTTTGGGGCAAGTATGTCTTTCTCACCGAGCAAAAACTTGTTTGTTGCCTCCCTCTCCAAATTCCCCTTCTGGTACAAATCACTCTGTACTTCTATAACACGTCTGGTTCTGTTGTCTGCCATGTCTTCTATACGGGTATGACCGAAGTAGGAGTCTGACTTACCCCCGAAATGATTTTGTCCTGCAGAGGTTTTTATCGGTGATTCATATATATTTTCTCTGTAGTTTTTAACTTTTCCCCTCACCTCATCGGGGAGTGTGATGTTTTCATATCTGGACTCGAAACCCAGTCTCACTTTTGGGTTTCCATAAGCATCTATACCACTCATATAATCAGAGCTTTTCACTTTCAACGGGAGCAACTCTGTCTTCACTCTGTTGGCGAAGCCTGGAACATCCACAACATCAGCCTCATCGGATAATTGGTTGCGTATCAAATCTCTCTCTGCCTGTTTCAGATCAGGCGAGTTGGTGAGGTCAGAGATGAACTGCTTCGAGACTTTAGTCTTACCCTTTAGCTTCTCCAAGATTTTAGTAGAGAGGTCAGAGAATCCCTGGAACGCATCTACCACTATGGGTCGTGCTTTTTCTGTTGCCTCCTGCACACCTTTCTTCACCAACGGTGCGCCAGCTTGTGCCACGTCGCTTGCTACCTTCTTTGTAATAGCACCAGCACCCATACCTGTGATGTCGAATGGTGTATCACCAATCATAACCATGCCCTGTGCGGCGGCCTCTTCTTTCGTCTTAGGTGCTGTAGACTTCACATAATCCTGTACCGCTCCCCACTTCGGACTACCTGGGATAGGAGACACGGGCTGATCACGCAGGAAACCACCCACTTTAGATTTAGCTGTAGCCAATGCCTGCACGAACGGCTTCACACTCTCTGTGATAGGTGTGGGTTTATATTCTGGAGACTGCATCTGTCTGGCCATCTCCAGGTTAGTTCGTGTTCCTTTCAGTTGTTCTAGTGGGTTAGGCATAGTATTGACAAGCTTTTATCTGTGGTGTATAATTTTGACATGATTACATTCTCAAAGGCAGTTTTAGTTAGTCTGGTGATCTTCGGCATTGGGTACGGGTACGTCAAGAGTTGGCAGATGAATCCAGTGTTCGCTGGACTCTTTACTCTCTTCGTCCTAGTCCCTGTCATTGTAGCATTCTTCAACGAGACACGCTAGGGATTTACTGGCTGTACGCCCTGTTTAATTAGCAGATTGTACGTGTTCGCCCTAAGCCATCTTACGTCTTCCTGCACGCTACGGTTATCTTTCTCGATTGCGGATACCCTAGAATCTAGAGCAGTCCACGCACCACTCAATAAGAATATGGTGACTATAAACGGCCACCATGCTTTTATTACGTCTGATCCAGTTTTTAGGGGGTCGCTTGTCATGTATATTAGTTTAGTATGTTCCTCACTTTATGCCCACCAATGGTAAGCAAGAAAGCTACGAGTCCTTCACTGAGTGCCTGTGCTAATTCTGGTGTACCGAAGCTGGAGAAGTCATTGGCACTAAACGCCATCAGCCCTGCTCCAACAAAGGAGAGGACAGATGCGATGAGTCTAAGTTTGTTCTTCTGCCCTTCCTGTACTGGAATTGCATCGACTCGCTTAAAGATTTCTACGATTGCGTAGGTTACTGCCGAAACGATGATTGGTGTGATGTTTTCCATTAGTTTATTATTACACTTACATATGGTTTCATTACTTCAAATTTCCGATAGCGTTGCTCGTCCAGTACACCACCCATAGTGTCTTCTATGTCGATGTATGGGCTAGAGCCTCGGTGAGCTAGGTAGTATTTGTGCAACATGTGGCTCACTTCATAGGATGCTGTTAGAGCGTCGGAGCCAGCTATTGCGTATGCCGTGTTCAAATCATTAGTCAGAGAAGTCTTGTAGATTTGAGGGCCTGGCTCACAACTAATTATACAATATCGGCCACTCACGAGGTACTGGTAGTCTTGCGTTGGGATGTAGGGTAGAGACATGGGAACATGGCGAATATCAAGGGTAAAGAACCCAGCAGACCACTTCTCCACTTCCTCCTTTAGCCCAGGGATTTTCGCTCCAACAATGGTCAGTGGTATGGCGTATTGGGATTTCTGCATAGGTCGTAGCCAGCCAATAACTCCCTTGTAGTTATGTTCGCCATAGTGACAGGGGGAATTGAGTGGGTTGTTTTGTTCAAAGCACCCGAAGTCAAAGCGTCGTACCCAGTTCACGATAGCGATATGGCCGTAGGGGTTCGATGCTGTCTTGTCCCAGATAATAATGTCTCCAGGTTTAGGGTAGGAGAAGAGAGAGTTCTTGATGCGTGTGAACCCAGGGATGTCCCTCCAGTAGTCAATGGCGTTTCCTGTTAGGGGAATCCTGTGAAGAACCTCCTCAAAGTACGCTTTGATTACATCGACACACTGGTTCCCATAGGAGCCATCATAGTCGAGATGCTTACGGTTATATTTGAGGAAGAAGGGAATCATTACTCAGTTGCTTCTTTTGGTTCTTCTTCTACTTCCTCTTCCACTTCTGTCCTAGACTGTGCTCTCTTCGCTAACTCTTCCTCGCAGACGTTGATGTTGTTCTGCGCCTGATTGCGTGCTACCAACTGCTCATAGGCAAGTGCCTTTACTTCTGTGTCTGATAACTTCGTGATGTCGAGTGTATTCATGTGGTTTATTTATTTGATAATAAGGTTTGTAAACGAGCTTTGCGTGAGGTGAGATACTCTAGACGGAGTTCAACTATCGTATCATAGTTCTTGATTTCACTATTCACAGCTTCTAGCTCAGCCTGAAGCTCCTCTCTCTTATACTCTTCTTTCACTACTTCCTTTGTCTCCAGTACCTTGATTGTGTCTCCTTCTTTAATAATTGTTTCCATGTGTTTTATGCTAGTGTTACCTTCTTCCACGCTCCATTGTAAACGTAAAGATCATTGTTCGCTGTATCGTACACAAACGCTATTCGACCAGTGTTTGTTGTCGGTACTCCTGTTGGTACTCCGTTGCAAGTCTGCATGTAGATGAATCCATCGGTTGCAGTTGTAGCTAAGGCAGCAGTTCCTGGGACTAAGTTGCCTGTCTCGGTGATTGTTAGTCTTGTTGCAAGAGAAGTAGTCGCTGCGGTTTGCATTACAATATCTCCACCCACTGCACTAGCCGAACCTGCCAATCCTGCTCGAATGTTTACATCTCCACCATTACCATCTGTTCCTGCGCCATTTCCTCCAGTTCCTGCTATGAATGAAATAGCTCCTCCAGTTCCTGCTGTTGTGGCATCTGCTCCTCCAGTACCAGCCGTAAATGTCATTGAACCTCCACTTGAAGTTCCCTTAGAATTACCAGCTGTGAAAGACATAGTTCCACCGAGTCGAGCAACTGTATCATCTCCTCTTGCACTTCCAGCCGTGAAGGACATCGCACCTCCAGCTCCTCCTGAACCTGTGTTAGAGCCAGTACCACTAGCAAAGGTTAAAGCACCACCAGCAGAACCAGCCGAAGCAGCACCACCTCCTCCTGAAAATGTAAGTGTTCCTCCATCGCCAGGTGTAGTTCCAGTACCTCCAGTTCCAGCAGCGAAAAATAGGTTGCCCCCAGCACCGCCAGTATTAGTTACTGAACCAGCACTAGCCGCTCCTCCAGCACCTCCGTAAAAATATAGAGTTCCGCCATTACCTCCTGTGTTAGTTGTACCTGTTCCAGTAGATGCACCTCCAGTACCTGTGGTGAATGACATTGTTCCACCATTTCCACCGATTGATGTTCCAGTACCATTACTAGATGCCCCTCCGTTCTTAGTTTCTACAGAAAGAGTTCCTGCTGTTCCTCCTCTATTTGTTCCTGATGTTACACCATTAGACGCACCGCCAAATCCTGTATTTATATTTATAGGGCTACCTGCTCCACCAGTATTGTTTACCGCACCTGTAGCAGAGGCTGTAGCGCCTGTACCTCCAGTAAATGTTAGCGTACCTCCTGCTCCTCCAGTAGAAGTAGTGGTTGCGTTAGGGGCTGTTCCCCCAGCACCGACGGTGAACTGAACGACTCCACCTGTAGGTCCAGTAACACTCGCTGATGCACTTGGGTTTATTCCTGCCGCACCTGCACTAAAGGTAACATTACCACCACTAGCTGTACCTTTAGATATACCAGCCGCAAAGTTCATAGAACCTCCAGTACGAGCTACGGTGTTATCACCGCCAGCGTTTCCTGCTGTGAATGTGAAAGTACCGCCAGCACCTCCAGTACCAGTTGTTGAGCCAGTACCTGATGTGAAGTTCAATGCTCCACCTGCTGAACCTGCTCCAGCCGCACCATTACCTGCTGTGAAAGTAATAGCCCCTCCTGCTGTTGAAGTAGTTGTTCCTACGCCACCTTGACCTGCTGTGAATGTTATGTATCCAGCCGCACCTGCTGTATTAGCACCTGAACCACCTGATGCTGCACCTCCAGCTCCAGCACTAAACAACATAAATGAACCTGCACCACCTTGATTGGTTGTACCTGCTCCTGTAGAAGCTCCACCCGCTGCACCAGCGAAATAGAAGTAACCTGCTGAACCAGCAGTATGAGCACCTGTTCCGCCTGATGAAGTTGCACCAGAAAGAAGGGTGAATGAGATGTATCCTCCTGCGCCTGAAGTGTTAGCACCACTTGTTGCACCGTTGGCTACTCCACCACGAAAACCTGTGAAAGATATTCTTCCTCCACCACCACCGTTATTTGCACCAGTACCTGCTACAGATGCCGCACCACCAGCACCGTAAATAGTTGAACCTCCTCCGAAGTCAATACCTCCTCCAGCACCGCCAGTTGATGTTGTTGTTGCTAGTGGGGCACTACCTCCGTAACCAATACCTGAGAATACAGCATAACCTCCAGCCCCTCCTGTGCCAGTTGTTGTTGAGTTTGTGTTACCTCCAATACCTGTAATAAAAGATAATGTACCTCCAGCCGCACCACCGATTGATGAAACACCATCTCCACCTTTACCAGTTGTGAAACTAAGAGAACCAGCAAAACCTCCCACAGCTCCTGCGTTTGTAGCGTTTCCTCCAGCACCTGCGGTCATTGAAATACTTCCTCCACGACCTCCAGTGATTGCACCAGGTGAACCGTTAGCGTTTGAAGCTGCACCCCCAGCACGGGCGTTGAAAACAATAGTTCCTCCAGTACCACCAGAATTAAATCCTGTAGTGTTACCACTCGCCGCCCCTCCAGTACCAGAGTTAAATACAAGTCCAGCACCAGTACCGCCTGTGTTGTTAGCAGAACCGCCAGAGTTAGCAGTACCTCCAGCACCAGTTGCTGCTGGGTTCACATCAAAAGTTCCTCCAGCACCTCCTGTGGCCGCAACTGTGGCATTAGGCACAGCACCTCCACTTGAAAGGTCTATTCTCCAAGAGCCTCCTACACCACCAGTTCGTGTTCCAGTTCCATTACTTGCTCCGCCAGCTCCGCCTCCCAAAAAGAATGTTCCACCAGCTCCTCCAGTATCACCAGAACCTCCAGCACTAGCGATTAGAGAAGCACCACCACCAGCACCGCCAGTACCTCCTACTCCTGTACCGCCTGTACCAGCCAACATATAAATATAACCACCAGCACCACCTGTGATAGCTCCAGGGCTTCCGTTTGCATTACTAGCCGCACCACCATTTCTTGCATTTACCCAGAAAAATCCACCTGCACCGCCTGTGTTAGTACCAGTTGAATTACCAGTAGCAGAACCTCCGAGTCCTGTCATTAGATATATCTCTCCACCCGCACCGCCTAAGTTATTTCCAGTTCCACCCACAGCTACAGAGCCTCCGTATCCACCAGCTCCAGTGTAGCCAAGATAAATTGTTCCACCCTTACCACCTACGGCACTTGTGAGAGCAGTTGTAGTTGTTCCACCACCTCCAGGGTTTACGTTAAAGCTACCACCGATACCACCAGTACCAGTAGTTACGATACTCGTTGCTCCACCCAAAGACCCTGTATAAAGCATTGTTCCTGCTGCTGTTCCTGTAGCTGTACCGACACTCGCTGGCACTGCACCTGTGAAAGTGGGGACACGAAGTGTCTTGTTGTACGTCATGCCAGCATCACCAGCTAGAACAGTAGCGTCATTGTATTGAATTTGAGTGTCTGCTCCACCAGCTCCTGCGGCTCCTGCTGCTCCCCAAGACAAAGTTCCTGAACCATTATTAGAAAGCACACCAGAAGAATCAGCTAGGGCAGCGAGAGAAGTAAGAGTCGTGTCGAGTGGTTGCTTATTTGTGAACTGCGTTTGAATGGCCGAAGTCACACCTTTGACGTAGGAGAGTTCGGTGAGAGAGGGGTAGGTGGCAGTGGTGAGGGAAGCGATAGTGCTGGTGGTGTCGAAGTACGCAACCTGGTTCGCTGTACCGCTCAAGTCGTCAGCCTTTGCATCGAGCGCAGTCTGGAGGTCGGTCTGGTCAGAGAGGGTGCCCGTGATGGAACCCCATTCACCCCCACCAGATGCGTCTGCCCACTTAACACCAAGGTCTTCTGCAGAGTCGGCAGTCAATACTTGGCCATTTGTGCCAACAGGAACACGTGTCGCACGCACATCGAACCCGAGGATGTCGCCTTTAGTTGTAAGACCAGAATTACCAGTCCCGAATATAGAGCGATTGTTGCCAGTCAACCCACGCTGTCCACGTGGAATTACAAAGTCCAAGACAACATCGGTGTCGGTTCCGACGTTGATGACCTGTGCTGGCTCGGTAGGAGCGACAGTGACAGTCTTTCCTACACGAACACTAGCTGATTTGCCATCCCCACCATCTTTGCCGTCAACACCATCTCTACCATCTCGTCCATCACGTCCGTCCATACCATTTACACCATCTCTGCCGTCAGTGCCCGGGTCGCCCTTCATACCGATACCACGTGGCCCAGGTGGGCCTGGTGGTCCTTGTTTTCCGATGAGGTCTTCTGCGGTTAGCTTTTCTCCAGCATCGAGCTTCTCCTGGAGTGAGGAGTATTCCTGGTATAATTTCTTAGGAGCGAAGTCTCCTACGCCTTTACCTGATTCAATTATGTCTAATACCTTGTCGCTCTTGATCATAAATTAGGGATTTTGGGTAGTTTAGGGAGCTTTGGCAATTTTGGCAATGTTGGCAATCCTTTAGATGAGTGCTTCTTGTCGTCTTGCAGTGCCTTGCCTGCGAGTCTAGAGAATTCTGTGGCACCTGGTACACCAGACAGAGCACCGATGGCTCCTGCAGCTTTTACGCCTCCACGGACTTTCGTACCAGTTTCTACGCCGTTTATGACCTGCCCGACACCGGCCGATGCGTTCTCTGCCATGCTAATAGCAGGTATCGGGTTGCTGTCCCATGCGATTGCGTTCATCATAGACCCGAACACTGGGATAGTTGTGAGCGAGTTCCATGCTAGCTCTGACCATACTGAATCGTCGTCGTCTTGTGGTTCATATCCTGTGACTGCGTTCACCACACTGTCTGTACCTTTCTTGATGCCCATCTGCATGGCACCTGCTACACCGAACAACCAGAACACTCCACTGCCTGCCTGTCTCAAATTCCCTTTGCGTAGCCCCTCCGTCCAGATCTGATCCTTGATGTTGTCCCACCTGTTGAGCATGAAGCTCTGGAACTGGAATATCGTCTTATCTAGAGAACGATTACCAGTGAATGATCCTGCTGTGATGGCTAGTGGCTGGTCTTTGTAGAACGAAGAACCCTGTGACTTGCGGATTAGAGCCTGTGCCTTCTGCACTATCTCCTTATTAGGGTTTATTAAATCTACTACTAACCCTGCTTCGTCCATGAGCTTCTTATATGCGCCTACTGCGGTGGAACTACGGACGAATGCGTCCATCTTCTTGAGGGGTAGGTACCCGATCTCTGTAGCCCTCCCTAGCCAATTGTCTCCAAGCTCTCTAAATGCAACATCGTCTCCTACCGCAGTGCGTACTTCAGGAAAGTTGTCCATCACAAAATTCCTCCACTGTCGATTTGTGACGATTGCGTTTGCTCCAGAGAACATATAATCGCCACCCAATACCGATGCGCCATCAGCTAGTGAGGTGAGCTGTACCAGGGCAGAGCTTAGTTTGAACGTGAGCACTGATGCACCGAGGTTCTTGCGCACGGTGTCTAGGATTGCGATTCTCTTAGCTCCGTCTGTGCCGCCCTTACGAGCCATTAGGTCTAAGTACTGCTTCCACATGAGGTTCGATACCTGGCCCATGCTGTCCACCATCTCCTTTGTGCCTACGATTTCAGACCACATCTTAATGTCCCTACCCATGGTGGTCATGTAGGCCACATCATCTGTGTGACGCAAGAAAATCTTGTCGATGTTGAGCTGGATCTTTTGGCCACCTGCTCCAGTACGAGCCTCTGTGTATCCTTGTTCTACCTTCTTTGTCCTGCGTACTGCGTCGTCAGCGAAGGTACCGAATCTATCATAGACATCAAGGTCGCTCATCTGCTCGAAGTCTGTCATGAAAGACACATAGTTTTCCACTTGTCCTACGTCCTTGTTGTAGACCTCACGCATATACCTCTGTACCTCTGGGAAGCTATCATCGAACACCTGCCTAACAAAATTATAATATTCCAACTCCTGTGCAGTCAATGCCACTGCATTCACATCCAGCTCTGTGTACCCCATGTTGGCCAGCTTCTCCATGCCGCCCTTCTGCTTAGAAGCAGCGTAGACACCGATACGCTCCATGTTGGAATCATCGAGTTTGAGTTTCTCCAACAGAGCCAAACGCCTATTCAGAACGCCTACCTTCAGGTCATGTTGTAGGTAGTTGGTGAAGCTCAAGTCTAGAGATTCTTTGAGTGGTTCCATACCTGTCACTTTTGCTAGACCATCAATAGGAGCTATGGTCAGGTTCTTCTGTCTCAAGAAGTTATAATTATCCTTCAGCTTATTTAGGACTTTCTCTTTCAGACCTAGCTTCTGACCGATACCAGCACGTGCCAACTCTTTAGGCTCTACATTAATAGGCTGTAGAGACGCAGCTCGTAGCTCTTTTTCCACGGCGTATAGACCTTCACGTGTGCGCAGTTTCGTCTTACCTAGAGTCTCCAACAGATCTAACTCACGTGACAATGCCTCGATCTGTTCTACAGAGAGGTCGTCCTTTGGGGTCTTGTTCAGGATTTGTAGCCTATCTAAGATACGCTTTGGCATCTCGACATCTACCCCTAGTGCTCTCTGCTGTTCCAGGTAGGACTGTGTAGCACGCAAGTCTGCGATTGTCTGTGCGTTGTGGCCTTTCAATTCAAAGTCTGACATGAGGTTCTTCACCTTTTGTACGTACCCAATATCAATATTGCCAGCGTCTAAAAGACCCTCCACCTTCTTACTAAGATCACGGATAGCTGTGTTACGCACGATTTGCTCTGCATTCTTGTCGATACGTGTGAAAGCTTTGATGAGGTCTTTCTGAGTTCGGGCATTGTTGGCCATAGTAATATACTTGCCCTGTTCGGCCAATGGGATAGACTTCTTCACGTAATCAACGATCTCACCACGTACACGCTGGATGTCTCCCACTTTAATACCCTGCTTAAGCGTAGACAACTCACCAGCACGCTTCACCTCGGCCAGCTTAGTGTCAAAAGTATTGCGTAGTTGGTTGGTGATAGACTCTCTAGCTTCTGCGTACCCTGCTCTAAAACCAGCACGTGCACCCCTAGCTTCGTTACGGATGCGATCACGGAGTAGTACATCTTCTGCTTTCTCAATCCTCCTAACGTCTGGAGCTAGGCCGACAGCCCTTAGGCCTGTGCGCCCAGGTAACCCCGTTGGTACTTCCTTTGTCACGGGTTGCACTCTAGCATTACTAGGTGCTATATCAGCCCCTTGGGATACCTTTGGCAACGGAGGAAGACCAGACGCTTTGGCCTCCGCCTTGAGTAGCTGTACCTCTGGTAGCTCAAATCTCCTAGTAGACTGTACTAATCTCTCCATAGCGTCCCATGCCTGCCCTGCTTCTTTGGCTGTCTTCGCTTTGCCGAACATAGGAGCGTAGGAAGAAATAACATCATCAGGGATACCACGTGCCTTCAGTGTGTTGCGTGCTAGCGTCTCATCTCCCTTAGCGAGTTGTTCTAACAACTGTTTCTTGCCACCACCAGCGAAATCGAAAGCTGAAAGTATCGTGAATACCGGTGCGACAGCCAATTCTGCAGCCTTTTTGCCGACATATGGCTGTACTGCTAGTTCAGTCTCTGCGATATCTTGTACGAACGGTGTGACCTCATCGGCACCGAACATAGTCTTCATGATCCCACGTTCTATCTTGCCTGCCTGTGGGTCGAGTCTAAGCGTAGAAGCTTCCTTCTTGCCACTTAGTAAGTCCTTCGCAGAAGCAACTACACCTCTACTATCTCCTAGCACGTCCTTCAAGCCAGAATAGACCTGTGAGGCGAAACGTGCTGTGCCTTGTGCGACAACCTTTGGGATAGCTAGTGGGTTCACTGTCATGCCAGCCTGGCTCTCTTTCCCATACTGCATCGAAGAACCAGCCGCTACGGTTGGCGATACGTCTGTAGACAGAGGTAAATTGAGTCCCTGCGCAGGCTTAGATTCCTGTGTTCGTTGTGCCACAGGTGTGTACCCAGTCTTTTGTTGCTGGCGTTGTGAGACTGGAGTATACATTATGATTGGTCTTCCATTATTTTCAATATTTCTACATCTGTATATCCAACGGCCTTATACTTTTCTACTGCGTCTACTAGTTCAGTAAGCTTTTCTGCGTTTGTCTTTCCTGCACCAAAGAATCCCTTAATGCCTGATCTTTCTGCGGTATCTGGGATGCCGAAAAAGTCCGATAGGCTAGAGCGTGTGAGCTTGCTAGTCTGAACCTTAAATATGTCGTTAAGCACACCACGCTGTTGCTCTGTGAGGCTTGGGTCAGCAAGAACGGCATCAAGCCCTGCGGTCTCCACATCTGCTTCTATGTTCTTCATGTCTTGGAGAGAGAAGCCAGAGCCCAAGAGCTTGGTTTGGTCGCCAGATGAGAAGCTAAACCCATTTTTAGAACCACCAGCTTTCTCTGTGCCATACTGTGTAGCGAGTAGCTTCTGGTAGCCCAGGTACGTCATGTTTGCTGGGATCTCACCCAACTTCTGTAGGTTCTTATACTCCTGATAGTCAGAGCCTGCCGCCTTGTCCTGTTCGCCCTGTGCCTCTAGCTTGTACTCGTCACTGCGCAGTATGCGCTCTTGGATTTGCTTCAATGTGAGATTAGGGATGTCTGCAGGCTCAAGATCAACAAAACCAGAGGCGTAATCCTCCATTGACTTGACTGCGTACTTCTGCACAGCCTCCGTTGCTTCGATGACCGGCTTGTTCAGTTCGTCCTGTAATTTCTTCGCATTCAGTAATGCTGTCGTCTTAGCGTTGGCCTGTTGGATCTGCTGGTCTGCCGTAGCCCGTGCCTCAGACGTGTACTTGAGCAAGTCGTCATATGCCTGTCTGCGACCGGTCTTGATGTACTCACGTTCTGCGGACTTTGCCTTCTGGATCGCAACCTGCTTGGCGTTCTCTAACTCTGCGATAGTGAGGCTATATTGATCCTGGATGCGAGACAGCTCACCACCTGTACCTACGAACGTATCCCCCTCTGTGGGCATGAGAGCACCGATCCCTGCAAATTGGGTGTTCATAAAACCACCACGTTCGCCTGCACCGATCGTAGCTCTGGCCATACCCTGTCGTTTCTCTTCACGTGCTTGCGCTATGCGTGAGTCGTATTCTAGTCCTGCAGTGTTTCCTGCAGCGTTCACCTGCCCCTCGTCCTGTGCGCTGAATGGAGCATTGAGACTGTCATACGCTGTGCGTACCTCGGACAGGCTGTTGAGATCTGCGATGGTCGAATTGTACGCAGTCTCTATATCACTCGTAGTAGAAGTGGGATCTTTAGCTTTAGCCATCTCAAAGGGTTTAGATGCCTGCGTCAAGAAACCAGAATTGCTGGAGTCTTTGATTGTCGGTTCTGCGAATATTGGTGTTTGTGCCATAGATTTTAGGCGAAAGCTTTATTAAGATTACGGTCTGTCTCCTTCTCATAGATACCAACTTTATATCCCACATTGATGACCTCCCACTGTTGGTTATCGCCATCACTGGAGAGCTGGAGTTGGAGCGAGTAGAATGGGATGTTGCGCAGACCGTCCTTCATGTAGACACGGAACTTCTTAAGCCCAATCTCATCCGATGATGCGCCGAAAGCCTCTATACCAAACGGATTGGTTCCGAATTGGTTGAGGTTGTCAGTGTCGAACAGGATTGCTGTCTCGTTACCCTGTATAGAACCGGAGAGCTGTTGAGTGAAACCGTTATCATCGAACAGGAGTGAGATATTGAGTGTAGTGTTGGCACCGATGTACCCCTCAAGGAAGAAATTCTCTAGGAACTTGCGTTCTGCTGGTGCTCCAAACGTCTCTTGGTTCATGATCGCTACAGCCTCCACGCTGAATTCTCCATCCAGAGGCGTAGTGGTGACTTTAAAGACATTTAACGAGTTGTTCGATGCGAAATAGAGCTGGTCGCCATCGCCGTCGCCGTTGTCATAGATAGCCCAATCGCTGACATTCCAACCTGAAATCGGGGTGTGCCAGATCTGGTCTTTCAAGTCATATACCAATATCGTATCGTTACCACCGCCTTTAATAGATGAACATGCGATGTAGGCTGATTCCCTGAATGTGATGCCTTTAAAGTTCTCAAAATAGAGTGCGTCGACTGTCGTCTTGATTGGGTCGCTGATAGGTACAAGCTGTGGGTAGTCAACCTGCGGTAATCGTGTTAGGTGGTAGATCTTCTTATCCGGAGTCACAAAGATAGTGCCATTTTCTGAAGTGAAAGGATCGCCGATGGAGCCGGTAGTCTGGCTCTTACCGTCGAAAGGCTTTAGAGGGGTGAGTGTATATAAGGTGTCAGACAGCGTGGCTTTATAAATGAGACCACGTTTCAAGAAGTATGTCGAATTCTCGTCCAGTGCCATACCAGTCACTGCTCCACCGCCTTCCGCTAGGTTAAAGATACCAGGGTCTGTTGCTGTACTCCCTGTGACCAACACGGCGTTAATGAAGTTCGTGGCATCTCCATACTTTGAGAACCACACGGCAGATGCTACCTGTGTTGCCCCAGCGACGAATACACGGTTGCTGTTGGCCAAGAGTAGGTTGCCCTTCGGGTTGTTTGGATAGCGGTGGATAGCCTCTACGACAGGGATGCCCACTGCACACGTGGTACCAGCCTGCCCAGTAAGGGTGAAGATGGTGTTGGTACGAGATGAATAGGTCTTCCTTACACCACCGATCACGATTGTGCCGTTGACCGTGCGGAATCCCTGTGCGCCTGCTACTGCTACAGTCGTCGCTGTTGGGTTGAGTGCGACAGTCAGGTGCGTCTTGTTCCCACTCCAGCGAGAGTATGGCTGGTAGGCGTTACCAAAGTAGGTGAATGAGCTTTGGTCGGTGTTGATGTTCTGATCAGCGAACCCGATACTAGCACCAACTGTGAGGCCGCTAGTAATCACAACCCACCCTGCGGTAGTCTCATCGAAACACTGCATCTTAGACCCTTGCCCACGGATCAGGATGTTGGAGCCGTCACGCCTTCTGAATGTATGGATTGAGTGCACCTTTGTCGTGTCAGATAGAGCTTCACTGTCAGCAGGGTACGTCTCGTAACCAAGAGGACGCACAGCGATTCTGTCCATATCAGTGAACATGACATTCCTACCTCCGACAGAGGCACCAGGCACAACCTTAGATGCATCTTTCTTGGTCATCATCCCAGGGAACACGTCTCTAATTATCCATTTAGATTCAGCCATTAGCGTTTGAGGAATTCAAGTCCAGGCTCCGTTGAGAAGACCTGACGGTTAGTAGTGATGACGGGACTCATATCTGGGTATCTCATTTCGAAAGCCTCCCATGCTTTCATGCGTTTTTGGCTAATTAGCTTAATCACATTGTCATTGGCGTTGTCGCCAAGCGTGGTGAGGATAGCATCGAATGTGATCACATCTATCCATTCGCCCTCTCCTACTAGAGAGTCAGCTGTGTCATAAGTGTTGGTCGTGTCGTTGAAGAAGTATTGCTTACTAAGAACAGAGGACGCAGAACCCTTAATGTTATAAAGGCTGTAGTAGTAGTAATCCAGTTTTACGCCTGTCCTGATGTAGGCTGGGCCGATATAATACGTCCCTGCACCTGCGCCGTTAATAGTCAGCACAGAGTAGTCGAACGAGTCAGAATCGATCGTGCCTGTCGTGGTAGCTGTGTTAAGGTCAAACGCTACAAGGTTCCATGCGTCAGCCTTCAGTGCGTTGCCTGCAAACTGCGTGGTGACGGTGGCCGATAGGTAGTTGCTAGAGTCGTTGCCATAACTAAGAGATATAGAGGTGGGCACCGCATCTAGGTATATCCAACGGAAGAAGTTCTTCTTCAAGTAGTCAGAGTCGCTTAGGCTATTGAGTGCTTCTGTGATTGTGGCCGTTCCTGCGGTAACTGTGAACTTCACCGTGTTCTGCCCGTCGATTGTGTTCACTGTTTCAGCGACAGGGTTAGAAGCTGTACCAGAAGCCGTGTAGTTGTCAGCATCACTAGAGCTTACCTGTGCGCTGGTCGAGTTGATGTCCTTGTAACGGATACCGAGCTGCTTAGAACCACCATCCCACACTTCAGCGATTAGATTCCTGTCCGTGCGGTCTTGGTAGAACTGTTGCAACGAGGTATATTGTGCGTTCAAGTTAGGCTTGAACCATGGTTGTGTGCCGCCGTTGAGTGGCTGTTCTATCATCGCCAAGTATGCGTGGTCTGCGGCGATAGGGTACAAGAACACGTCCTTATAGATAGCGATGGTAGTCGATTTTACTACCCAGGGTGGCTGGATAGTCCTGCGCAAGGTACGGACAGCTTCATCAATGTCACGCACCTTGTACTGTTCCTCCACGGTAGATACATCTTGGTATCTATCCATTCTCGCTATGATTGTTGAGAGTTTAGTAGATTCCATAATTTAGGCAAATGCTCTATAGCTAACCTTGGCTCGTAGCGTTCCGCCTGCATATGTGCCTCCTACTGCAACGGCACGTCTAAGTGTGAACCCAGTTGACGACAGTGATGGAATACTTAATGTCATACTAGCCTCTTGGTTTGCTGAGCCACTAATAGCCCCATCAGCATCAGCTACCGAGTTTGTATGTGTAGCTGGTATACTATTGTCGCCCGTCCCTGTTGCCAATAATGTGCCATTAACCTTGGTAGTACCGACAAAGAACAAGGTTCCCTTTTCGTTTACTGCGGCAGAGGTTCCATCAATACCCTGAATGTAGTAGTCCATGGCAATGAAGCGAGGTCGAAATCCTGTCGTAATGGTAACATCATTGTTACCTGCACCAGTAGTAGATAGGTCGGACGGTGCGCCAGCCGCAAACAATGGCCTGCTGTCGGACACCGACACAAATCGCGTACCATCATAAATGGCGGAGATTACAGCACCAGACTCGAAGTATCCTGTAGGGATAAACTCAACACCGCCAGCAGAGGCATACATCACGTCCTTTGCGCCCAGGCTGTCTACATTGAGGGTCGGGTGTCCACCTACTGTGTCAGGCTTGAAGTGCACTAGAAGACCTGCCACCAATGCTGTCTGTGTTGGAGAAAGTCCGATAGTCCATGCAGTCGTTCCTGTCGTGGAGAGAGCGTACAGCTCACGGCCATCGGTAGAAACCTTCGGGGAAACGGTGTCTTGGAGCTGGAAATTTACTCCATCGAATCGAACACCCACAACAGCGTTAGTCGTCATTTCACCACCTACAAGTGCCAGGTTCTTGTTGCGCTTTAGTGGGGTAGCTGCTAAGCCGTTGACAGAGAGTGTCACAGCTGTCGTGTTGGTCTTCGCTACCTTGAACGTGAATTCCTGCCCTGCGCTGTAGGCTGTAATTGCAGGTGTTGGTGCGATAGCGTAGGCCGTTGGTGTGCCAGTTGCCACAACGTAGTCGCTCTTCATCGTTGAGCGTTGTGTGCCTGGGTTCATGAATAGGCGTGCCGCAGTACTACCAGTAGTCGTGCGTGCGTCGATTTCTGCCTGTGTCGCTTCCTGTGAGATACCCTTTACTGTAGTAGAAGCGTTAGGTGCACCTGCGAAAGACAGGTCATCTGCGTACTTCTTAGTAGAAGCCTGGTAGTCCGTCGTAGGTGTAGGGACAATAGGGGATACTGTGAATGTCTTAATACCGGTCACTGTCTCTGCGGATGTGAGATCCATCAAGCGGTCGTAGTAATAGTGAGCGTCAGAGCACACGATACTAGAGCCAGCCTGGTGCGTGCGTCCATTGGCCGCTACTGATGTTTCTGTACCACCATAGAAGGCAAGACCACGGGTGACACCTGTAAGAATGCCAGAGTTGTCGCCGTTGTCGGTGATACCAGTGAATTTAATGATCTCAATCTTAGAACCTAATGGTTCGATTGTCATGTACCCAAACCCATCATCAAAGTCTGCGATGGTAATGGTATGTGGTGTGTCGTCCGAAGTCATAATCGAACTAACAGGAATCGTCGTCTGTGACGCTGTGACCGATGCCGATAGTGTTGTTTGCCAGTTTGTGATTACTCTCATTGTTTATAGTTATTTACCAGACTCCTGCTCCAGACCACCCTGGGTTGGAAGCTCCACCTTCAGGTGTTGGGAGTGCAGGCACTACGCCAGCACCTACCATACGTGGGGTACCAGCAGAAATAGTAAATGTTACGGTTTGGTTCCCAGCAGTCGCAGCCGTTTGATACCCACCAACAAGTTTGGCGAATCCGGCAGACCCGTCTAGTACTTCAGTACCAGTAGACATTCCGACAGTAGCGGTATTAGAGTTGGTGCCGAGCAAGCCGACACAGTATGAACCGTCCCTGCTAGTTACGACAGTGACTGTAGTGGTTTCTGAATCGTCTGTCTGTTGCAGACTCTCCATAGGAGTAGTCATGTCGTTCCCAGAAAAGTTGTAGGCCGCAACACCGTGCCCGTCACTACTTGCGTTCGTGCATTGGATAGTAAGCCCAGAGCCGATATTTGGGTTCAAGAGATAGAATATGCGTGGACGTGTGCCTTGCGTAGTGCCACCGAAGTTAGTCATCGATACCCCATCAAATGTCACGGCTGTCGTCGCTGTAAGATTCGCCACTGTCACGACTAACAGCGTGGTGCCGGTGTCGGTAGTGTGGCTAGTGGAATAGTTAGTAACAGTCGAGTTACTAGTTACTGCCGTAATAGTTGATAGGAGCGTGAGTGCCATTAGTTGATGCGTGCGATAAAGCCAGTTATGTCGATAGTCTTCTGTGTGGCCTGGTTAGCTGTAATAGTGACCGCTGTGTTGGCTGTCACCTGCTTGGGTGTGGAGAAGCTAATAGCCATGCCACGTCCTGCCACTGCTTCAAGGTAGTATGGCCCAAGGATTTTCGTGGAACCTTCCTCAAAGAAGAGTTGTGCGCCTGCTACTGTCGAGGTACTAGATACCACAATGTCCGTGATGAAGATTGAGTGATTCGCACCGGGGGACGCTTGGATTTGCTTGTCTACGATAGCAACCGCCGTGTCTGTGTGATACGACCAGAAGTGTGGGTGTACAGCGTTTACATACACTCTGCGATTTGGGTCTGTGATTGAGCGAGACACGTCGTCTTCTGCGCTAACGTTACCAGGTGCAGAACCATCGAAGTTCTTAGAAGAACCACCCACCATGACTGGATTGCCTGGTGTGGTAGCATCGTCCGCTACTGTGCCGACAACGCCAGGGATAGTGAGAACATCTACGTCACCGATGTTGTTGGTACCTGCTGGGATCGAAGAGGCTATATCTACGTTGCCGATGTTGTTATCACCTGCGGCGATAGAGAGCACATCGATTTGTAGTTCACCTGCGGAGTCTACTTTTACCGACTGGATATTGGTGCCGTCGTCGCCAAGTGCAAGGGTACCAGTAGCTGACCCACGTGCCGCACCGTCGTTGTACTGCGTTCCGCCACCAAAAGACGTGACCTGGTTGCCACTGGCATCAACGATGGCAGTAGTCAACGGAGCGATAGGACCAGTCTGTAGCTGGTCTAGTGTGCCGATGTCTCCTTCGACACTGACTGTTAGATTAGATGCTGTTCTTGTCATTGATGTGTTGTATTAACCGTCTCATGTCTTTTAATGATTTTCTCTCTTTGTCTATGCTAATAAGCTCTGTCGAGATGTACTGCTCCCTGTCGTGGAGTGCCTTCACAGCTGTGGCCACCTCCTGGAGCTTGTCTTCTGCCCACTGTTCTAGGCTCTCTCGTTGGGCTTGCAGTGCATCTATCTCTTGCTGAAGGCGGTTTATCACTGCTATCATGCCGGTTTCAGCGTCTTTCGTCTTGCGTCGTGTCTGTTCGAGTCTGTCGCTTAGTGCCTTATCTAGTGCCTCTATCTCTATGTTGTGCTGATGCCTGCGGAGTTGGATGTCCTTGTCCATCTTATCGTTCTCCCTAGCTAGTGCCTGTAGGATATTTTGCTGTTGGACTACCTTGGCACTGATATCGTCATACTGGGCTTGTTGAGCCTGTAAAGAGGCCAACTTGTCCTGCTCTGCCCTAGTGTCGGCCTGTATCTGTCGTAGCCTATTCTCCTGATTGTTAATCTCTTCCTGTCCCTTCCTCATCGCTTCCTTTATGTGCTCTATCTCTACTCTCTTCAGGTTAAGCTCGGCTATTGCGCTAAGCTTCTTTGCCATCGACATTACTCGTTGGTGGTAAAGTTACCTGTAACAGTCACTGTTCCTGCTGTGACAGCAGTGCAAGAGACGGCAATAAAGTCTAGAGAGTTGATGTTCACCTCAATGAGGCGGAATGCGTTGCCGGAAAGGTTGATTCCTGTAAGCCCGTCAATTGCTGCGCCGTCTTCAAGGTCTACTACTTCGATGTACTCCCAGTTGTTCGTGGGGCTGCGTTGTGCCTTGTCTACCGTGAAGTCTGGTGCTGTGTCGCCGATGGAACCCTTGATGAATACCTTTAGGTTCGCAGAAGCGTTGTTGCCGGAGATGGCAAGGATACAGTTACGATAGTCAGTAACTCTAACACCTGCGCTTGTGGCGGTGGTGGAGGCTGACAACATTGTCTCTCTCAGTGGAATTCTTCGCATTTATGTTTTGAGTGCAATCCTCTCTGGCGGAGCACTTGGATAGCTCGGCCAGAGGAAGACTAGACTCAATTTAGTGGTTCGACAAAGGTGGTCCCATCATCACGACGGAACTGCTTATATTTCTTACCGTTGATATCTATCGTCTTGAATTTTGGTTTCTCTACAGGCTCCTGTGGTAGGTCGAACACTACGTCTGCGACTGCCATTACGCTGTCGAGTGCGTCGGGTTCTTGTACTACTGGCTGTATTTTCTTTAATTTAGGCATTTATTGGTTTGCCTATAATTAGATGACTCTGGCACCTGCCTCCATTGGCACGTACTGTACTACCCACGAGATTGCACCAGCGGCTGGAGTCGCAGAGGACTGAAGCTTGATGGCACCAGCAGGGATTACCAACGGGGCTGCCTGGTACACTCCTGCGGCTACTGAAGTTGTGATGGCGTTGGCTAGGGTTCCAGTGATGTTGTACTGTACACCAAGTCCATTGTTTCTAACACTCGTAACAGCTGCAATTGAAGCAGATGCACCAACCGTAGGGACGGATGCAAGCGTGACGCTTACGGCACTGTCAGAGACAGCCGTCTCCACTTTACCACTAATACTCAACAGCTTTACCTTACCAGAAACCGTAAATAGCGTTGTGTTCCCTACTGCAAGGGCTGTTGATGCTTTCACTGCGTTCCACAATCCGAATTGTTCTCCTCGTCGTTCCATGTGTGTTCATCTGATTGAGTCCACCCACCACCTATTAGGAATTGACATGTAAACATCCATTCCTTACAACTCAATCTGATTGTTATTAACCCTTTCGGGTCCACTCTACTTAAGGCAGAGAGTGGGAGAGAGCCATACTACTAGCTAACTACCAATGAACCGATCAAACCCTTAGGACTGACTGTTACGATACCGTAACGGCAGTACGCAGAGTAGGTCCAGTTGTAGTTGTGAATGTCCATACCAGCGTTTGAATCCGAAGGAGTCAAAAGGGTAGGAGCAATCCACTGGCCTACAAATGCCTGCCATCCGTTCATGCCCTGGCCAGCCGCTACCAAGAACCAGTAACGCTTCTTAGCGGAGTTATAAGCTCCTGCTGCTGATGTTGCCAAGTCAGGCAAGATGACGTGCTCGAATCGTCCGTTGTACACGTTAACGATTCCAGACTGTACTGCATCTACATCTGCTGTCGACTGCAAGAGCTGTCGGACAGTGCGGACAGTGGTTGGATCGTCCCCAGTTACGATTTTGTTAAATCGGAGGGTGCGCTTCTCACCAAAGTTCGAATAGATGTTCGTGGCTGCCAAGAGAAGAGCAGACTCAAGTGCGCTCTCACTGAAAGCTGGTGCGCCTGCTACCAAGTTCGAGAACGTGGTGGAGGAGAAAGCCAACGTGTGGGAAGCACTTACGAGAGCCAAACCATCTCCTACAGTGGTACTGACTGTCTCACCATTGCGGTCGGTGTAGGAAGTGTCACCAGCGAAGGTAAATCGGTGGGTCAAATCCAAATCCTGACGTGCATCACAGAACTTACCAAGGTTCGTGATATATGTGCCTACTTCGGCGTAGCGGTTGTCGTTGCGCATTTCCAAGGTGATGTCTACCTCCTTAGAGAATGTGCGTGCTACCATCGTCTTGTTGTAGCCAACACCTACCTTTGCCTTTGTGGAGTCTGTGCCTTCTGCCTTTGCATCAGCATACGTCTCTACGTCTACTTCGTCATATCTCTTAGTGGAACCATTCCCAGAACCGATCTGGTCGGAGATGAAGAGCTGACGAGCGTTCTGCATAGAACCTTCTCGTAGCATCACCCACTCCTTGCGGACCAAATCTGTCATTTCCGAAAGCGAAATGGTTGATAAGAGGGTTGTCTGTTGTCCTGCCATGTGTATCTTAGACTAGAATTTGCTTAGAGGTAACTATTAGTTAGCCTTGTTTGCGAATTCGTAAGCCCCGTTAAATTTAACCAATACTTTCGATGCACTCAAGTAACCTACTACGGTGACTACTTTGTATGAGGTACCACTAACTGTGATGCCCTGTGCTGTGCCGTCCGTGTTGGTGTCCAGGTCGTACTGCTTTCCTACGTTTGCGATCGTTGCTGTTCCAGTGGTAACGTCTGCCTCGAAGATGTCGTCACTACCAGGTACGATGACCGAGATGAGTGAGTTGTCTGCGTAGTTGTCGTCCGTGGATGCAACTTTGCCGATAGCGATACCAGCGATTCGAAGAGAAGCGGCGAGAGCCTGCTTCACATACCCTGAACCCAAAAAGCTCAAAGCAGAGTTCGAAGCGATGGCAGTACTAGCAGCCTTGGCGAATTGCTCAGCGTTCGCTGGGCCTTTTCTGTGAATAAATGCCATGTGTTAGTTAATTAACCTGCCGATACAGTTTTGACCACTCAACGTGGTATCTCATGATCTGTGTTTTACAAGGTGTCTCCCTTGTTATGATGGTTTTTTGACTAGAGTTTCCTTCTCTAGAAAATTATGGCTGATGCACTTCAGCCGAGGTGCAAGGGGACTATTACTAATCCCCAAGCATTTCGGTTGAAACCGCCCGTATCTTCCCGTATCACAATTATACTACATAAAGGTTCATAGTACAATCCCCCCTGTGGACGGCTAACTTACTGGGATGTCGTTCGTCTTCTTTAGGATCTGGTCCATGTCTTTTAGAGTAACATCACCGAAGTCTTTCTTTAGTGCTCTGTTTATCACCATGTCAAACGACTTAGTAAGGGATAGATGTACAGTCTCCTTTACAATGTCCAACGGCTGGAGTACGAGCTGGAATAGAAAGCTCTTGTCTGCGTATTTGACTTCGTGCTTCAGCATCAGCTTCAATACCTCACCTGCAACGTGGTCGAACTTGGCGTTGTCATGTGCGTGCGTCTCACCGATAGGCAGTTTCGCATTGGTGATCAGCTCCAGGATTTCCTGTGCTACAGGCGCAAGCTTCTCCTCTCGTTCTTTAGTAAGGTCTTTCTCTACTTTTTCTGGTTTCTTCGCCATATTAGGAGTTTAGAACGTTACCGTCTACTGTCAATTCTTTGCCCTTCAGCTCACCCTCTAAGATGAGGACTTCCATGGTGCGCTTCTCTGACGTGCTGACTGCTTCTACTTCTGTATCCTTCCAGTTCTTAATATCCTTAGGGTTAGGGTTCTGTGCGTGGATGTAGCCATCAGATTTGACGATTTCCTCTACTTGTGTACGCTTAATCTGGACTAGCACCGAGTTTGGGCTGTTCAAGAAATCCAGATATGGGACAGTCTCCACCTTGCCGTCCTCAAGTGTTACCTCAAGCCATGCCATAGGACGACCAATGCTAGCGTCCATACGCTCCTTTACTTGACCGAATTTTACCACGGCCTGCCCATTATGTACACGCAAACGTGCTGTGCGGTCAGTGACACGCTTTGGCTTCTCTACAGTGCCACGGTTCTTGATGCGTTCATCGATCAATGCGTTCATCTGCTCAACCGTCATCGTAATCGTCTGCTGTGGTACTACTTCCTCTTCGTTGTTGATTTTAGCCATGTTTATTTCTTGTTAACGAACGACAAACCCATCTTTTGTCCTAGTTCGGTTGCTGTTGTTTCGTCTAGCTTCTCTTCGTTAGAAGGAATACGTGGGCCAGAACCACCAGAGAATGAAGCGACACGACTAATAGGGTTCGATGTGCTACTGCGTGCCACTGTCTCTGCCTGTTGCACAAACTTTCTCACGTTCTGCAGGCTCACTTCTTCTCCTGCTGTGAGCTTGTCATAATAGTGCTTAATAACAGGTGCGGATTCTGCGTCGTACTCACCTAGAAGCTCCTGAAGACGGCCACCGAGCATCTCATTGCGTGCGGCTTGTGCAGCTTCCTGCCGTGCCTGTTCAATCGTGATGCCATTTGGGTTGCCACGAACGTTACCATCATCATCCACTTCTACACCCTTTTCCTTTAAGGCACTGCGCATAGCGTCCATACTCTTGCGTGCTCTCTGCCAGTTTGGGTTCACCTGCTCCTGGAATTCACGCTCTTTGGCTTCCCACTCTGCCTTCTTAGTCTCGTATTCAGCTAGTTTTGCAGCAGACTCGTCTTTAAATTTGGCTAACTCTTCACGTTCTGCCTGCAACGTATCTAACTGTTCTTGCGTTACCTCGTTAATATCCATTACGTTCATCGATTAAGTCCACTACTACTGATTGCAGCTGACAAGCCGTAGGGAGCCGTACTTAAGCGAGTGATAATTTTGTTAATAACACGACAATTTCTTCGAGTAGGCTGATGATGTCAGTCAGAATCAGGATCACCCCTACACCGAAGAAGACATACAAGGCCAACTTGTATTTTTGGCTCCAGTCAGACACCTCTACTACATTAGATTGGTTCGAATTCATCTATTGGTCTGCGCTCCTTATTTGGGTTCTCGATACTCTGTAGTCTGATCATCAACGTCTCCAATGTGACTATCGCTGTTCTTGTGTGTAGTACCTGGTCGAAATTTGCGGCTTCGTAGCTGATGAACTTCACCAAGTCTGCGATATAGTGGTTTATTTCATTCTTGAATACGTCATTCTGTGAGATTTGCTGTGCGTCGTTGTAGTAACTACGCCATGCGTTCTTGTCTAGCTTTGAGTAGTCATAGAACTCGATCCCTCTGCCCATTATGTCCTTAATTGCTTGTGTTGCGCTCATTGTGTTTGTAATGTGAATGATGGTGGCAACTGTCCTCCGTGCATGTCGATGAACCTCTGGCCTCGTACCTCGAACGGCTCTCCGAAGAAGTCATATGAAATCCATCTACACACGTGATACCTATCGCCCTCGTCCATTTGTATATCCTTCCAGTCTACTGCGCTGATCGCTTTTATGAAGGCCATGCGTACCACTGGGATCCACATCGCTACACGTAAGAGCCAAACCACGTTGCCCATCTTGTCGTGCATCGTAGGACGCTTGTCTCTCTGCTTAAGTATGTTGAACAGTCTAATCATCTCACCGCTTGGGTTCTCTGATAATTTATCCCATGAGGTTTCGTTCGCCAAGTCCTGAATGCGGAACATATAGGCGTTATCATACTCGAACACTGTGGCCACTACAAGACCAAGACCCGACGAAGTGCGCTTCTCTACCCCTAAGTTGAAGAAAAAAGTATCAACCATCGTCTTGATTGCTCTGCTTGCACGGGAGTACCTTTCTTGCGCTGGGAAATATGCCTTCATCGTGATGTTCCCTATCTTGTAGACGGTATCCAGGAACATCTGTAGGTTCTTGACTCTCAAGAGACTCAACAGATGTATCTTGTTGACTACTAGACCCTTAATAAGGAACACCAACGCACGCTTAAACACGTTGACCGCCTGTAATGCCTCTGGGAATGGGAAGCCCTTAGTGGGGAAGAGTAATCCTTTCAAGTGGACGAATGTCCCCCCTGATTCTGGATAGTCAATCCCCACATGGTCTGTCCCTGGGCTAACTGTGTCATCTAGCTCAAACACTGGCTGGGGTTCCATCATGAGCTGGTCTGTTGCGTTCCCATGACTTCTCTCTCTGAAGAACCCCTCCCCTGGGCGTGGGATACTGATTTGTGGTTCTTGCTGTGCTCGATAGAACACTCCATCACGGAAGATATAGAGTCCTTCTTCGTGCAGACCACCTGCTATTTTAATCTCTAGTGATTTTTTACTCATTAGGTTAGATCGCCTGCTGACATCTCATTACCCATCTTAGTACCTTGTTCCATACCTGGCAGTGCCATGCCTGGTGCTCCTGGGACTGGTGCTCCTGGCATAGGAGGTGCCATCGCTGCTGGTGCGTCCTTCTCGAACATGTCCTTCTCCTTCCAGGTGCGTTCGAATCTCTCTGCAATCTTACCCTTGTTGATCGTAAGACCTGTCATCTTTGACACCCCTGCGGCCTGGTTGAGCATTTCAGAGAATTGAGCACGGTCTACCTGGTCTGACTCTCGTTCCTTAGCTGATGCAGTGACGTAGAAGTAGAGGTCCAAATCACGAAGCTGTGGGACGTTAATTACACTAAACTTCATAGGCTTACCCTGCTCACGCCCACGCTTCTCCTGTGCGAATGTCTCTATTTGTTCGTCTTCTGTCAGGCTTCTGTCCATCATCTTTACAACCTTGCGTCCTTCTAGCCCGTCCACGTCTTCACCGTCTAGGCTGAACTGCTGATAGATGTCGTTGACTTGGTTGGTCACAGGGTCGATTGCCTTGCCGATAGGTTTCGTGTGGTTTACTAGGACGTTACGGATGCGCAACATGTCGAGTTTCTCTTCTAAACGCATGACAGCCAACACCGAATTGCCTAGCATCTTAATTGCGTTCTTCTGTGCCAACATAAGCTCTGTTGCTGTGACCTGTCCCTTGTTCTGCAGAGGTTCAGCTTGGCTTGTACCGATGAATTCGTTGGTCTTCTTCTCAATCAGGTCGAACATCGCCATTTCTGACTGTGTTACACCCTGGTGATCGATTAGACGCTCAAAGTCTGTAGCCTTCACCCCCTGTGTCATAGCACCAGGAGTCCAGATATCACGGCTATAGACCTTGCCACGTGGTACGCCTAATGGTGGCTCAATCGCCTGACGGAACTTTCTGATCAAGTTGCGGATTGTCTCGTTGTCGAGAGCCTGGAGCGTCTTAGCCGACTGCGTGAGTGGCTTTGCGTAGGCAAAGTCCCATGAGTATGGGTAGAGGCCGACCTGTGTGATGTGGTATCCACCAAGTTCACCATAAACGTCTGTGTACCTCTCACCGACTTTGAGCCATGGTACGCCCTGTACGTAGATCTGTACCTCGTTATCTGGATAGGAGAAATAATAGAACACCTCGATCTCGTCACCGATCAGACTGTTCTTGCGATAAAGCTCGTTAGATGGAGAACCTGGAGACTGGTACGGGCCAGCCTTAATACCTGCCCACTTCTCTGGGTTCATGTCCTTGAACAACGGCTCTCCTTCGCTCTTAAACATGCGGCAGTACTTAACTATGTATGGCTGGTCGTTGAATCTCACATCGGGCATGTTGATATCCCCTAAGTAGACCTGAACACCCTGAAGCATACGACGCTCACACATGTTGCGTGTGCGGAATCCTTTCTTACTGTTGTCTGGGACTCGCTTCGACAAGAATAACTCCTCAACAAATACGCATGGCTGCGTCAACAGTTCTTTGTAGAAGTACGGGTTCTTGTCCTTGGCTAGCTCGATTTGCTTTGTGCGCTTCACTACGTCAGTTAGGGATTCGCTAATACCCTCAAGCAGGTTGTCATCAACGTCGAACGCCTTTGTGGTGGTACCGACATTTAACGCTAGAAGCTCGTTGATGACCAGCTCAATACGCTTCTCTGTGGTTCCTGTGTTCACACGTACTTCATCATCATTCTTCTTTGGAGTGAGGAACGACATGGCTGCACGCTTGTTGGCCAGATACGTCTGCTCGTACGTCATACCGTCAAACTCGTCTCTTGGCATCTCACGCTGATTGCGTGCTTTCACGATACGGTCAAAAATCCTACCTTGCTGGTGGGCTTCGTCCGCCGTGAGTATTATACTGGGTTGTGTTGGTTCTTTGTCCATTTGTTAGATTGCCGAATAAGGGTCAGACTGTCTTGGTGTTTGTACATAACTAGGTGTCTCGTTACTAAATACGTCCATACTAACGTCGTGTGCGAATGTCATGAAGAATGCGTCTCCTCTGTCAGGACTACGGCCTAAACGCCTCTTCAAATTTGGCTTGTCCATCATCTGCTTCTTGCCTTTATTGGTGTTCTTGTAGGCGTACCCTATCACATCACGCTTCAGTTCGTCTCCGACTAGGGCACCACCTCTAATAAGCCAGGAACGGGCACGGAAAGCCATCTCTGCCTTCACGTTGGCGTACACTTCACTGTCCGATGCCTGATCTCCCTCATTTACTGTCTGGATGTTGCACTGGTGATCGAGTAGTAGAAGTTCTGCCCTAACGTCTGCTCCTACTCCGAAATTCCCAACTGTCACGTCCTGTGGGCTAATGTTCATCTGCTTTATAAGCTCATAAGTCTTGCGTGCTATCCCTTTGTCGTTGCTGGTGGCCTCTGTCGCTACTACACGTGCCTGGAATCTGTCACGTGCTACCCATCTGGTAGTGTCATCGCCCTCGCCACTTGGATCTATACCTAACCATGTGCGCCCTATAAACGGTAGCCCCTCACTGACCTGATTTACTTGCTTGTCCGTGATTAGAGGGATCCAACCTTGAGTGTCCATCTGCTCTGATGCTGGGAATCTGCCTTGTACACGGACTTTATACTCGTCTGATTCTTTACCGTACTGGTCTATAATGCCTGTCACGAATCTGTCATTAACTAATGGGCTGTCTTCTCCACTAAATGAGAGCACTTGATAAAGGTGTTTAAAATCGTGGTGTGAGTTGTAGAAGTAGCCGTTGTTGCGTGTACCATTGGAGATCATGAGTACCAGGGTGTTTTCTCCAGTTAGTGATCCTTCACCAGCTCTAAAAATCTCTTCATCGATACCGCTAGCCTCTTCAATAGGGATGAAAACATTCTCACCGTGTACTCCCTGCAAGGCTTCTGGGGACTCCTTACGTGCAGTACGTGCTCTTGCGAACCACGTCTCTGGGCTTTCCTTAACACGAAGATAGCCTGTAGTCCAATCATATACTGCGCTGGCGGCAACGGGCATCCGGTCTATCCACACTTTTAGCTCTTTCCATAGAACGTCGTGCAGAAGATCACTTGATGGAGCAGTGCAAGGAACCTGTGCATTGAGGTGGCAGAACAGGTACCAAAGGATAAGCCATGATTCTGTCGCTGTCTTCCCTATGCCGTGACCAGAGACTACTGAAATCTTCTTCTGTCCCTTACCAGCTATAGCTCTCTCTACTGATAACAAGATAAGCCACTGTTGCCATGTGACGTGCTTTCCTTTCTCGAAGTTGTCAAAGAAGTCCTTCTTAAACTCATGCCACTGTCCCTCCTCTACTAGCTTATCAACCAGGGGTTGGAACATCGGCTTTACTGGTTGCGGTGTCAGTCCCCACATCTGTTGGATGAACAACAATGGGCTTATCTGGAACTTCTCCAAGCTGTCGAGTACGTTTTCGTTCATTTACGCCTATTAAAATCTGGGACAGTGTGGATTCTAGTCCTGGATTTGAGTTTTCTACTTTGTCTATCCAATTGTGATTCTTTAACCAGAAGATAGCACCGACTGAATTCTTCTGTAGGAGCTGGGTTTCCACTGAAGCTTCCACTTCTCCCTTCGCTACTTTTATTAGGTGTCCAGCTTCGTCGTCTCTCTGTGATGCCTTATAGAGTCCTGACCTATCGTAATACCCTAACGCCAACGCTAATCCTGTAATAGTAAGAGGCTTGCCGTCTTTCTCACACTTATTAAAATACTTATCTATCTTCTCTTTAGCTTCTTTAGCAGACTTAAAAGGTGAGTTATACCATACCATTATGTTGCGTTCTATTAAGGTTTATCAAATATCTTAAGTAAAGCCACCC